CGTCCATTTGATTAACCAAACAAAATCGTCTGTAAATGCTATTGTGCTGGATGCTGGTAATAGTGAGGCACAGGGACGCTGGGAGCAAAAAACAGCCACATACAGCGGTTTATCTGAAATACTCACTAAACTAATAACCGTCACCTCTGGTGCATTAGACAGACCTATCACCGTGTTATTTGGGCTGTCTGCTAGCGGATTTTCTACAGGTGAGGATGACCTCGAATCCTATCACGGCACAATTAACGGTTTGCAGGAAAGTAGATTAAGACCTGCTCAAGAATTTATTGATAAATTCGTTCTAGACAAAATGATGCCAAATCACGGGTTAACGTTTGAATACCCTACAATCAAGGTAACCAATGAGGATAAAGAGGCAACAAGGTTTAATCAGTTTGCTAGCGCATATTCAGGTCTTGTTACTGCAGGTATCATTCCTGACAAAGTAGCGCAAACGGAATTAATCGCGCGTGGGCTTCTCATTAATACAACTGAGGATGATTTTAGAGATGGAGATTTATTCCCTTCTACAGAATTCCCTACAGGGTCGTGATAGATTTTTACCTTCAACAACTCCAAGCAAACGTGCTGAGGTCTATTATCGTCGGGCGCTCGCTGATTTCATCCGCACAATGGTTAACCGTATCACTACAGCACTGAGTAAAAAAAATCTAACGGATGCTGTAGCGATTAGTGATGATGATTATATTAATACACTCATTGAGGTTTTAGCGTCAATTGCTGGTGAGAGAATCGAAGAAAAAGCTAAGATTCTCGCTACTCGATTCGTTGATAAAATCCATTATCAAAACAAAACCCAGTTTACCCGAAATTTTCAAAATGCATTTGGCGTCGATTTGACTAGTATTATTGAACAGGAGACGCTAGCCGATACGTTAGCGCTAGCAATTGATAGAAATGTTGAGCTAATCACATCGATTAAAAATGATTTTATTAATGACATCGGGTCAAATGTTTTCACTAACTATAAAAAAGGGTTTCGACATGGTGAATTGATCAATGAGATTAGAGAGCGCGGCAATGTTTCGTATTCACGAGCCAAACTCATAGCGAGAGACCAGACAGCAAAAATCAATGCAGATTTTGAAGAGGAACGAAATAAAAAATTAGGTTTCGATATCTACAAATGGAAAGGGGCGGGCGATGCGAGAGAGCGAGACTCACACAGAGTTTTAAATAACATGCTGTGCAAATATTCAGACCCAACAGTTTACTCAGATGATGAAGGTAAAACATGGAAAAAACGATCCTCTATAAAAGCATTTGTCGGTAAATGTGGTGAGGATTACCAGTGCCGATGTCTAGCAATTCCGTACATTAAACTTTAATCATATCTAATTAATCAATGCCTTTTACTAGGTAGGGTTATTCGTGCCCAAAACAAACATAGAGAGGTTTTATGGCGTGGGAGACAACACCGCAGGGTTATATAAAAACAACCGCCAAAATCACAAAGGGAGCGGTTTTACAATATTACGGACATGAGATAGGGCTAACAGATAGCCGAGCAAATCAGATTGTTAATGTCAATCGCACACTCGACGAATTGAGTAAACCTGAAACACTGAAATCAATTAACGGAATGCCAATCACTATTACACACCCAGACAAAAAAGCTGTTGATGCTAATGACTGGAAAAGTAAAACGGTGGGACATGTTCAAAATCCGCGCGTCGAGAGCAATTACATTGTATGTGATGCGTTTATTCAGGACAAATCAGCAATTGAACTACTCAAAGATAGGGACATCCGCGAGCTATCGGTTGGTTATGAGCCTGCCGACATTCAGGAAATTAATGGTCAATTTTATCATAAAAATATCAGAGTTAATCACGTTGCCATTGTTGCAGAGGGTCGCGCTGGCTCTGATTGTCGATTGAATGATAGTAAATCAAAAATAGGAGAAAAAATGAAATTTCAGGCAAAAAAAACGTGGCTCATTGACGCTATAAAAAAATTGCTAACTGATTCGGGTTTATCCGCTGAGGAAATCAATAAAAAAATTGATGAATTAGTAGCGGAATTGGAAGAAGTTCAAGGCAAAGAAGATGAAGAATCAAAATCTAAAGCTGAAGAACTACAAAAACAAATCGATGAACTAAAAGCCCAACTTGAAGCATTAAACGATGACACACCAAATGCAGGTGACGATCAAAAAGATGCTCAAATTGTAGCATTAACCGCCGAGCTTGAAGCAGTTAAAAAAGAGCGTGACGAGTTAAAGGCTAGGGTCGAGGAACTGGAGGCGGAAAAGGACATGGGTAGTGTTGTTAATGATGCTAAAACACGATTTCCGAAAGTCAAACTCAATGACGCCAAAAGTGCGCGCGATGTTCGTATTAGTGTGTTAGTTGATCATGGCATTTACAGCAAAGAGCAAGCAACGAAATTAACTGACGCCGAAATTAGAGCGGCTTATGCTGGTCTAGTAGCTACAAGCACTAAGAAAAACAAGGTTGTTTCAAGTTTGCTGAATGACAGCAAAGAAGCACCAAAATCAGCAAGCAAACGATTAGGAGGTAAATAATGGGTTACAGTTTTACAAGTTGGGATTCAGAACAGGGAACAATGCAACCTGGTTCTATTTACCGTGTATCTAGCTCAGACAGTAAGGTATGGGGTGAGGAAAATTTAACGGGCAAGGATTTGCTGTGCGGCACTTTCGTAACGGTTAACCCTAACGGAGGTATAAAACCAATCGAATCAGCTAATGATTTAATTCACGGCATTATTGTTCGTGATATTTACGGCGATGTACACCCTGCTAATCGTCAAATCAATATAGGTCATTTCTCACATGGTGATTCTGTTGTGGCGTTAGCGGTGAGTGGAGTGACATTAAAACGAGGTGATCGTGTTTATATCATTCCAACGGGCGACGATTCAGGAAAAATTACAAATGTAGCTGAGGGCAACATTGATTTAGGTTATTGGGTTGAACGTGTTAGCAATGGCAATAACTGCGCCGCAATCACGTTAGGTTATGTTCAATCGGTAAAAATTGAAACAAAAGGAGCTAAGGCATAATGGCGTACGAAAATGTAGATTATAGTGACATTATTACAGAACAGTTATTAGAGCGTGATAAACAGTTACAAGAAAAAAAATTACCAGAAATTAACATCGGCGAGGCTGTGCCCGTCACAGAGGGATTAGAATTTGGTGTTGAAGAATTTGAATATGGTGTAACAGCAGTGCGCGGCTCTGTTAAAAATGGTGTGATTGGCATTAAAACAACATCATTAGAAACTATTGATAGTGAAATCATATACAAAAAAGCTCCAGTTGTTCAGTGGGCTAAAGGCTTAATTTATACCCAACAGGAGGTGGAAAAGGCTTTACGGTTAGATATTAATTTGCCTCTGAAAAAACAAAATGATCTTTATGATAATGCATTAGCGACAATCCAATATGCTGGTTATGTTGGACATGAGCAAGCGAGAGGTCAAGAAGGGTTGTTAACTGGCTCTCAAGTGAATATTTACAATGATGAATCAGGGAAAACACTTGAAGAAATGACACCCGATGAGTTTGTTAAAATGATTCTAACCGCTTATAACAAAGTTTGGGCGCGTTCTAAATATACTATTCAACCAACGAATATTGCAATGGATGCATCAGATTTCATGACAGCCATGCAAAAATTTGATCCAAACCCGACCATTGTTGGTACTGATTTATTACCAATAGCGGCAATGGATCGCGTGATGGCTTCGTTACGGAAAGCATCACAAAATCAATCTTTTAATGTTAATTTTGTAAAAATCCCCGCGGAATATGCTAAACAAATCAATAAAAATAAATCTCGGCTAGTTATTTATACACATGACGAAGATTATTTAGAGATGAAGGTTCGCATGCCTGAGCTGTTAGAAACTCATAGAAAAGATTTGCTCACATATCAAAGCGGCTACCGCTCGGCATTTAGCGCAGTGATGTGGAAAGAGCCAAAATCAGCGCAGTACGTTGATTACAAATCATAAAAACGAGGGTATTTATGCAATTTCGCGATGAATACCCTGAATTTGAAACAGTCGATGACGGCACAATCAATCATTTTTTAGAAAGTAGCGCGCTAGTTGTAAGTGAAACCGTCTGGGGAAAACTTTATGAGCTTGGGCTTTTTGCTTATACGGCGCACAGATTGGCTGTCAAGGGCTTTTTAAATCAGGATTTAGACGGCAACACTATTTTTAATAATGGTGAAAATTTCAAATCAGTATCGAGTAAATCGGCTGGCGGGCTATCAATTAGCTACACATCTCAAAACACATCGTCAGGCAATCCTAGCGACTACGATTTAACATCGACGTCATACGGTCAGGAATATTTACGATTACGCCGTTTGATTACGCCAATAGGAATTATCGGATGAGTGAACTGGATATATGTAAACGGCTAAAACAGGTGATGAAACGAGCGGAACAACTCAACCGAATGCAGTTAGTTGTAGGTATTCCTAATGATGGAAAATCACGCAAGGATTCTGGCGAAATAACCAACGCTGAGCTCGGTGTTATTCATGAGTTCGGCGTACCTGAACGCGGCATCCCTGAACGGTCATTTATGCGCTCTACAGCATCGGAAGAAAGCGAAAACTTAGGGAATCTAACTAACGTCATGGTTTCCGAATGCTTATCTGGTCAAATTACACCCAGAAAGGTTTTTTCTGAAATTGGCGCGTATCTGCGTGGGCAAATTGTAGAAAAAATCACTGACGGTGAATTTCAACCTAATACAGCAGAAACAACTAGACGTAAATTAGCACCAGTTAAAGACAAGAAGAAACGGCGCGCGCCCGATGCAAATAAACCATTGATTGATACTGGTCAGTTGCGTGCATCTATAACGTACGAGGTTAGGGAGAAATGAAACGTGAACTAATATCACAGTTTTTAAATGATCCATTTTTTGCAACTAAAGTTAATTTTGCTGATTTGGGCGCTATTACATGCATTATCCAGCCAGCTAGCAATGATGATTTACAGATATTACCTGAGGGCGACAGATTTAATCCAACTGTGCGAGTGTTTTCTAAAACTGAACTAACTAACGGCATGTTATTTCATCATCACGGCATGAGATACAAAATTATATCTAATTCAATATGGGGTGATTATGGGTATTACGACTGTCTCGCGACTCGATATGACGGCAGTCAGGCGCATGATAGCGGAGGTTTTGACGTTACCTGAGGCTATTGTATTTGATGCCAACAATATGCAGGATGTCTCAAAACTGGATCATTTCGTTACCGTATTAAATTCCTACCAATCCGACATTGGAACGGAATTAAAATTTAATGGTATTGATGAGGAGGAATCGGCATCAACAGTTAGAGAGGTGACTATTTCAGTTAACGCCTACGGTAAAAATTCCTATGATTTGCTGTGCAAACTAACCGAATCAATGCGATTAACTCCTGTATGGCAACGATTAAAAAGTTTGGGCATGGGATATCTACGATGTTCACAAATTCGAAGCCTGCCTACTGCTATTGCAGGCGGTAAAGAGGAGCGGGCGCACGTCGATCTAATATTTTCAATTAATCCAATCGTCAAAATTTCAGTAAATCGTGGCGATACAGTAAATTTCAATTTAATACGAGGTTAACAATGAGTTTACCAATTAGTCAGGTTGTAGATGTTACACTGCAACAGTCACCACAGGGTGCACAAAAACGCGATTTTAGTGTTGCGGCAATTTTCACTAGTGAAATGTGTAACAAATATAACGACCCTAATTCGCGCTATACGGTTGTGTCTGATGCAAATCAGGTTGCAACGATGTTCGGAACTAACTCGGATGTTTATAGGGCGGCATCGGCATTATTTTCAGCTAAACCGAAACCAAAAAGTGCAATTATTGCTAAATATTGGAGTCAGGAGGTGGACAACTCTGCAACTAGACCCAGAATAAATGGTTCAGCATTAGCTGTTAGTTATGTTCAATTCAAAAATATCACAGATGGTTATTTTTCGTTTTATCTAAATGGTGAAATTGTCATCGTTGATGGGTTGGATTTTTCGTCTGCATCAAATTTGAAAAACGTTGCTGAAATCATTTACAACAGAATCACTAGCCGTGACCTCATATTCGAGTATGACGAGGTGGGCAATCGTTTTGTTATGTTGAGCTCATTTAAGGGTCCATATTTCAGTTTTGGCTACGTATTTGACTCTGGGGCGCATGGAACCTATATAGGCGATCTCACTAATTTAATTGCTGGCAAAGCGACTCCCGTAGAGGGTCAGGAAGCGACAACACACAAAAAGGAGAGTATTTCAGAGGCTCTTAGCGCTCTCCAAAATCAATACCAAAACTGGTATGGTGCGTATTTTGCAAACACGATAACAGATGATGAACTAATTGAGGCGCACGACTGGGTAGCCTCTCAGGGCGTCGAAAATGCTAAAATTTTGGCGTACACTGAAACACGACCTGCAAACATTGAATATAATGATAACAACCCACTCAAAACGCTGTCTAAACGCAATAGCGGGCGTTTAATGGTGCAGTATAACAATACGGGTAATACTCATGCCGCCGCCGAATTACTGGGTATTGCGTTAACTACGGTTTGGAACGGGATAAATACTGCAAAAACCGTTAAATTTAAACAGCAAACCAGTGTAACATCTGATGACAAAATCACAGTTAATGAGGCTACAAAATGCAGGCGATTAGGTATTAATTATTATACCGATTATGCGGGCGTTGATATGCTGGCTGAGGGCGTTATGCTGGGCGGTACATTCATTGATGAAACTACTGGACTAGATGCATTTATTAATGCTGTGCAGGTTCAGGCATTCAATACTCTACAGGGGCAACCGACTAAAATCCCACAAACCGATCGAGGTCAGGAGATTCTAATCAGCTCCATTAAGGTTATCGGTGAGCAATTCATTAAAAACGGGTTCTTAGGGCTTGGCAAATGGACTTTAGGAGATTTGGGCGGATTGTCATATGGTGACCAAATTAACGGTTATTATTTCTATTCAGATTCATTTGAGACGCAGGACATTGCCGATCGAGAGGCGCGTAAAATGATGCCTATCAATTGCGCGTTAAAATTGGCTGGTGCAGGTCATAGCGTTGATATTATTGTTCAATTTAACAGGTAAAATTTATGACTAAATCATTTTCAATGGAGGATGCTGTCCTCACAATTGACGGCTACGAAATTACAGGATTTGAAAATGCGCAGGATGTTATCAGTATTGCACCTATTGGCGATGACGGCGATATCACGTACGGCATCAATGGCAGTGGTGTTTTTGTGCACTCCTGTAATCGTGGTGCGACTGTGACAATCAAAACGCTACAACACACGGAAACTAACGAGAGGTTAAATCAACTGCGTAATTCTCAAATTAATAATCCAACAACAGCAACGGGTAAATTAATTACATACAAAGATCTGCGTAATGGTGATGAATTCCTATTAACTGGTTGCTGGTTTACAACCTCACCAACACACGCGCGCGGAACATCTCACAACGGCATAACGTGGACATTCAAAGCAACCAAAGCAGAATTTAATATTAAGGGCGGTTTATAATGGCAGATTTAGATTTTACGATTGATAACGTCACCTACAC